CGAGATGATTCGTGAAGAAGGTTTAGATCCAGAAAAACCACATGAGATAAAATTTAGAAAAGATTTTACAGCTATATCATCAGCATACTCTACCTCTGGAAAAAACAATGCAGAGGAATTTGATAACTACGAGATAGCTCACTTTAGATTACTCACCGATACAAACTTTTTACCTTACGGACGTTCTATTATAGAACCATCAAGAAAAGTGTGGAAGCAGATTACACTTATGGAAGATGCGATGCTAATCCATCGTATCATGAGAGCTCCAGATAAGCGTGTATTTAAGATTGACATTGGTAATATACCAACTGGAGAAGTTGAGGCGTTTATGGAGGGTATGGTCAATAAGATGAAAAAGGTTCCTTACATTGACGAACAAACTGGTGAGTATAACCTCAAATACAATATGCAAAACATACTAGAAGACTACTATCTTCCAGTACGTGGCTCTGAGAGTGGAACATCTATAGAATCACTTCCAGGTGTACAGTATGATTCTATACAAGATATTGATTACCTCAAAAATAGACTATTGGGTTCTTTAAAAATACCTAAAGCATATCTAGGTTATGAGGAGGATACGTCGGGTAAAGCAACTCTAGCCTCTCAAGATTTCCGATTCGCTAGAACTATCGAGCGTGTTCAAAAGATAATCACATCCGAGTTAACTAAGATAGCAATCGTACACCTTTATGCACAAGGATTTACGGAAGCAGAGTTGATCGACTTTTCATTAAGCCTAACAGCACCATCCTCGGTATACGAGAGAGAGAAGGTAGAGCTTTGGAGTTCTAAAGTTACCTTAGCGGGTGATATGATCGAGAAGAAGTTATTTAGCCGTTACTGGATCTATGAACATTTGTTTAAACTAAGCGAAGCTGAGTTTCTACATGAGCAAGATAGAATTATAGAAGACACAAAGGCGCAGTTTAGAATTGAACAAATTAAAACAGAGGGTAATGATCCTATCAAAACAGGACAGTCTTTTGGAACTGCACATGATATAGCATCGCTTTACAGAGGAGATGGAGGTGTTCCTAAAGGATATGATAGTGATAAAGGTGATGGACCGGGACCTGGTAGACCTGAAGAACCAGGTACTTATAGAACACACGAACATCCACTAGGTTGGGATCCTTTAGGAAACAAGGTAGCAGGCAATGTATCAGAGAACAAATTAAACAAAAGACAATCAATTGGTGCATATAGAACCATGCTAAATAACATGCCATCTAAGAGAAAAGCACTAACAGAGACTTTTGACACTAAAATTAAGCAAGATAACTCAAATTTATTGAATGAAGACAACATCTTACCGGAGGAATAAACATTAAGAGCATATTTATATTTAGATGAAAAAGTCAACACACTCTAAGATTAAAAACACTGCAATTCTATTCGAATTGCTCACAAGGCAGGTTGCTGCGGATACAATACAAGGTATCAACAAATCACCAGCATTGGAGATAATCAAGGAGTATTTTAAAGCAAACTCTGCAATTACCAAGGAACTGGTATTATACCAGACACTCGTTAATGAGAAATTTTCAAACAACGAGAAAGCCGCTTACCTGGTTAATACCGTAGTTAAGCTTCGAAACAAACTAGACGCAAAGGCACTAAAAGACGGGAAATACGCATTAATCCGCGAAATTAAGAAAAAATACAACCTAGCTGATTTCTTTAAAACAAACCTAACTGATTATAAAATCTATGCCTCTATTTATAGAGTATTTGAAGGAGTAACAGTATCAAAAGCCGCCGAGGTAGTTAATAGTCGATACACAATTATAGAACACCTAACTAAGAGAAAATCAACTCAAATATCAGAATTAAATAACCCAGTAGGAGATTATCTTGGTCAAGATGAGGAAATAAGATTGTTAGCATATAAGTTGATGATTGATAAGTTTAACGAAAAATACGCTAATTTATCAGCAAAGCAGAGAGGCATACTTAAAGAGTATATTAATAACATATCAAATACAACAACACTAAAGGAGTTTGCTTTAAAAGAAGCTAGGATAATTCAATCGCTACTTAAAAAACAACTACCAAATATAACAGACAAGGTTACTAGTATTAAACTAAATGAAGTGAGTAATATGCTTAACTCTTTTCCAAAATTAAGAAGCATTAAGGAGGAGCACATACTATCACTATTACTATACTACGAGCTACTAAAAGAATTAAAAAATGTCTAAAATACAAAAACTAACCGAGATCGAAAAGAACGAAGTTCGCAAATACATAGCAAAACTGCGAAAGGAGGGAAGCAATACAGCAAACGCTCCAGGTTTTCTTACAGCAACAGCGTGGTCTGGTGAAGAGGGTGGTGATGGAACTAAGGCAATAGATGTTGAGGATGAGCAATACGCTTTCTCTATCAAACCTGATGATAAAAAACAACATATTATCAAATTACAAGAAACTAGCTACAAAACCTTTAAAGAGGATAGCTCACTAAGTGGGGTACAAAAGGTTAATAGAAAGGTGTTGGAGGTTAATAGAATGCTAAGAGAGATATCTCAAGCATTAGACCACAGCATGAAGTTAAAACAAGAATCTGCGCTAGACAACTCTCGTTATTGGAAAAAGACAAATGAGGCAATTCTAAAAATGAAAACTAGAATCGCAGAAGTAAATAAAAAAGTAAGTCAATTAGCTAACTTAAAAGAGCTTGCAGCGAATTCTGTAAAAGACAAACTAGTACAGATTTTCATTAAAGCTGGTATTCCAGTAACAGCAGTAGATGTTGAATATAATCAAATAGGTGCAGAAAATTATGAGTTTGACGTTATGGTTAATGGGGAACCAATTGCTATCGACTACAACAGAGGGGATTTTGTTTATCAAGATTATGACGAAGAAGTTCCTTTAGGTAATATCAACCAAGAGTCAGATGTTATTACTAAGTTAACACAAATATTAAAACCATATTAAAACCATGAAACAGGTATTAGTAGATTATATAGGATCAATAACAGTAACTCCCGAGCAGATCAGTGAATCCATGTCCAAAAACAACGGAAGAGTGATTGTTAGTGGTGTTATGCAGAGAGGTAGTACTGATGCTGATGAGAACTTTAACCAGAATGGTAGAAGTTATCCATTACCAATATTAAAGAGTGTAAGCGAAAAATACAAAAAGATATTCATCGCAGAACGTAGAGCTTTAGGAGAGCTAGACCACCCAGAATCTCCAGTAGTGAATCTATCAAATGTATCTCACAATGTTTTAGATTTGTGGTGGGATAATAATAATTTAATGGGTAAAATTGAAATACTAGAAACACCAGCTGGAAATATTGCAAAGGCGCTATTAAAAGCTGGTATTCGTTTAGGTATTTCGTCTCGAGGTATGGGTTCAGTAAGAAACCTAGGGGAAGGAAAGGTGGAAGTTCAAGATGATTTTGAGATCGTTTGTTGGGATTTAATATCAAATCCATCAACACAGGGAGCCTTTATGTCAACAACGTTGAGTGAAGGTGTAAATGGAGAACAACAGTCTAATAAGTATTTAAAAATTAACTCACTAATTGGTGATATAATCTCAATAATGTAATATGAAACTAAAGCAAATTATAGAAAACCTAGACAACAAGGTTGAGCGCTCAGAAAGAGCTGCATTTCTACAAGAGGTATCGTTATTCAACGAGTATGGAAAAATAATTTATCGCACAGATGGCATGCGTGAAGCTGCTGAGAAGATTAGCAAGATCGTAGAAAATGCTGAACGAATCGCTTTACAAGAAACTGATGAGTGGTTTGATGACGTAACGGTAAAGCGTAATATGAAATCCCTACGCACCAATAACGAGTCATTCAAAAAGACTGTAGCTGAGGTAGCCAAATTGCAACAACGATTGGAGGCTCTTTATGAAGAGATGGGGGGTACTTTAGGAAGATATTACGAAATACACTAAACAATGAGTAGGTATTTATCAAAACTAATCACAGAAGTGCTTGATGAGATTGTATTCGAAGGTAATCCATTCGCTGCTACTAAAGGTAAAGACGATACTCCTGCCGAAGAAGAAACAACTGCCGAAGAAGAAACAACTGCTGAGGATGGTGAAGGTGAAAAGGAAGCACCAAAAAAAGCAAAGACAGAGCAGGAATCGGAGTTATCTTTTAGCTTCGATATCACAGCAGTAAAGAAATATAACAATGCCAACTTCCTTAACTCTAGAGCAGTAGCTAAAAAGATTACCAAGGACGGAATAATAGCAACTGTACAACCAGACGGTATAGATATACTAGTCGGCTTTGATGATGTTTCAGAATCAGTTAAAGCTTTTTTTAAAACAAGATAATCCATGGGGCTTTTTTGTTTTCCATGATATTTATTAAAAACTACAAGAATGAATAGACAGTACATAAGTATCTATCAACTAGCACAGCAGGTAATACTCAAGAAAAGTATAAGGTTAATAAGTGAATCCGCAGCTGGTTTGATTCCGGGTGTACAGAGTCAAGTAGTTGGTTTAGGACAGGAACTGAAGAAAGCTGGAATTGATGCTACAGATTTAGAAGTACAAGCAGCCTTATTATTAGCTGCATTAGAGGATGGTGGAAAGCTAGAGAAGGTAGCCGTACAGGATGCAGAATCAATTGGTAAACAGATACAAGAAGCTCGAGGTTATACATTATTAGAGAGTGGGGGTAGTTTGTTGCATACAATCGAGTTAGTGGGTAACTTACTAGGGAATGTGGCTTTAATGAATATAATCACAAAATCAATAGAAACTATTACTGGTAAAAAGGTTGATCCAAAAAAAATGGCAATAGGTGTTAATAAAATGGCAACTATACTAAAGAAATTAACAGGATTACCAGCAAAGGCATTAGAGAAGTTCTTCAAGTTTATATCAGCCAAAATGGGAGGAGGACCTGCAGCACAGAAAGTCGCAGGATATGTAGGTACTACTGTGGTAGTGGTAACCTTCTTCGCACTAGGAACATTATTCTTCCCAGTATTGGGAGCATCGCCATTGATGATTGTATTATCCTTAACTGGATTAATAGGAAAGGGGTTTGAAATCAAAACACTATGGAAGCATATTGTAGAAGCTATATTGGATTACAAAAAGGAAAAAGGTCAAGACTACGAAACATTACCAGATATACAACTAGCTTAATACGCATAAACATGTTTTAATCCAATAAACCTACCCAAAAACGGTGGGTTTTTGTTTTTACGAGATACTTATCTGTAAATACGCTATCCTATATAGTGTCCTATACTTGATATTATATTGCTGACTCCAATAGTCACAGGACAAACAAAATCAAAAAAATGAACAAATTATTAAAAGATGCAATTGCTGACGCAAAGGCTGTCAGAGAGACTGCTTTAGCTAATGCAAAATTTGCACTCGAAGAAGCATTTGCTCCAAAGATTCAATCAATGATATCTCACAAAATTAAAGAAGAGATGGAAGAAGAGATGGAAGAAGAAGAATCTGACGAAGTAGAAGTAGAATCGGGTGATGAGCAAATGGAACAAAGAATGAGAGTTAACGCTGGATTAGAGGAAGAAGATGATATCTTTGGAGACGAAGCTGGTGAAGGTTCAACTGAAACTGCTGGTGATGATCCAGAAGCTTTGGGAGAAGTGGATCACGAAGAAGAAGCTTATGAGGAATCAGAAGAGGACATGTCCGACGCCGATCTTGAAGAGCTTATTCGTGAGTTAGAAGGAGACGATGAAGTTGAAGCTGAAGAGCCTGCAGAACCAAAAGAGGAAGAAGAAATCGAAGTTGAAGCCGACATCGAAGAAGACTTTTTCTTCGAAGGTGAAGATGGTGATGAAGATGAACAAGAAGTCGACTTAGAAGAAATCATCCGAGCATTGCGTGAAGAAGATGAAGAAGGTGGTGATGACGAAGAACGTGCTGAAAAAGCAGAAGAAGATTTGGAAGAAGCCTACAAAGTAATCAAATTCTTGCGTAGCAAGTTGAACGAAGTAAACCTATTAAACGCTAAATTACTTTATGTAAATAAATTAATTAAGAAAGAGGGTCTTACTGAAGGTCAAAAAGTGAAAATCATTGAAACTTTTGATCGTGCTAGAAATGTACGAGAAGCGAAATTGATTTACACAACTCTTGCTGAATCAGTAAATAAGAGATCAGTAGTAAAAGCTCCTGTAACTAAAACTAAAATGGTAGAAGGTTTTGCTTCTAAAAGTCAAAAACCAACTACTAAGATTCTAAGTGAGAACAAAGTTTACAACCGTTTTACTGAATTAGTAAAATTTAATCGTTAATCAAAACTAAAAAATAAATAAAATGAACTTGTTTGAAAACATGCACAGTGAAAACAGAGGTGAAGCAACAAAGCCTTTGATTTCAAAGTGGTCCCGTACGGGATTGCTTGAAGGTTTGGGAAGTAAAAATGAGAAGTCCACAGTGGCTGTCCTTTTGGAAAACCAAGCAAAACAATTAGTAAAAGAGGGTTCTGGAACAACTGCAGG